AAAGGTATTTTGGCAAATGATCCAAATTTTTTACCTAAGTCTTATGGATATGATAAAACAATTTCAATAACTAAATTATAATACAATGAACACTACAAAACACATTTATAAAATAGCTCAAAAAATATGCTCTGACAATTACAGAGATTTTGACTATACATTAAAAGAATTGAACAGAATAAAAAACGCACTTTTAAATGGTCGATTTTATGCGGGTGTGGTTTCTGTTTCTCGCTCTGGAATGAGTCGAAAAATAAAACTTGCCTATGTTTATAAAAATGAGCTTAGAACAATTAGAGACCCTAAACTCTTAAAATTGGCTGGGGTTAGTCCAAATGGTAGTATTTCGGGCTGTGGAATGGATATGCTTTTTCATGCTCAATATACTCTATTTCACAACCTACATAGAAACTATAAAAGAGCTAACTACCAAAACAGATTAAAACCCTATAACAATTATTAATATGGAATTCACTAAAAAAATATCTTATTCAATGAGCAATGGGAAAACCATTACAACAATAAAAACCTTTAGAAATTTGCACCATTTCGATAATTACTATAATAAGCTAATTCAATCAAATTGCAATATTTACGAAATGGAAACTGATTTTGATTTTAATCATTATCATTAAACATATAAACTATGGCAAAAGAAAATAAATATTTTATAGCTGATGATTTCGGGAACGTTTGTTTTAATGGTAAAACCTTTAAAGATGATCAGACCGCATTTGATTTCTTACTTGTGACCTTTCCTGTTATCCATAATGATGACGGAACACAAGACGATAGAGAGGAAGAACTCAGCAGTTATTGGATAAAAAAAATATAAAATTATGGCAAATAGAGAACAATTCGAATACAACAGAAAAAGTAAAAAGGAATTAAAACAAATTTTGCAGACTGATAGAATACAGCGTATATATGAAGAAATGAATCAAGCGGGTATTTTGAACAACAAATAAAAATAAAACCTAATTAATTAAATATTAACCCCTTTTATTAGGGGTTTTTTTATATCCTATATTTTGATAAATGGTTGATTGTCAGTAAATCGAATGTGAAAAAAGATTAAATAGATGGCTTCGTTTGCATTTTAAGGTATCATAAATGGACAATCTAATAGATTTAATGGTATATGTCCAGTCAAAAAAATAAAGCCCTTAGAAAGCCTTATATTAAGTTTTATTTATTTGGGTATTGGGTCTGTGTATTTTTGACGGCGGGGGATACATTAACCTACTCTCTCCACAGACAACATTCTCCATGTGACATTTGTTTTGTAAAGATTTATAATTACATTCGCATACATGAATCCAGACAAGTGTATGAGTTGGTGTTTAGAGAATGGTATTAGGATATACCATGTACCAAAGAAGAAAGGTGAAAAGGACTATCTAATAGAAATAGAAGTTAAGCACTTTACATCGGACTTTAAGAAAAAGAACTGGAAGGTAATCAGCGATGTCAGGTATAGTCCTAAGGAATCTAGTGCCAAAATAAGGGAACTTTACTGCTCGATATACAGAAAAAATAATCCAAGTGTCAAATAGGCATAATATTAATATATCTATTCTTGTATATAAAGTTTATATATAAATATAAGTTAACTAATATTTATATAGGTGAATATAAATATATGTGAATCTTATATTAATATAAATATATATAGTTTAATATTTATGTGCCAATGATGCAGTTATAATATTTTAAGTCATTTAGTACAAAAAAGTAATTTTAAGTTTATTTAATATGGGAAAAACATCAAGGAAAATTCAGCTAGAAGTACCAACATCTTTAGCAGATATAAAACTTGGAGAATACCAAAGATATATAAAGGTTGCAGAGAAGAATGAAGGAGCTGATGAATTTCTCAATAATAAGTTAATTGAAATATTTTGTGATGTAACACTCAGAGATGTAGAAAAGATTCCTATGGTGGAAGCTGAGAAAGTAATTTCAGTTATTGGCAAGGCTTTTGAAGAAACACCTGAACTAATAAGGCATTTCAAACTGTTGGATGTTGACATGGCGTTTATACCAAAGCTAGATGAAATATCTCTAGGTGAGTTTGTAGATTTAGAAAATACTATTTCGGATTGGCAACAAATGCATAAAGCTATGGCTGTTTTATTTAGACCTGTCAATTTTCAATCTAAAGATAAATATACTATAGCACCTTATACACCGAGTGAAGATTTACAGAATATAATGAAAGAAATGCCGATGAGTGTTGTTATGGGTGCTATGGTTTTTTTTTACGATTTAGGGAGGGAATTGTCACTAGCTACCCTGAGTTATATGGAGAAGCAAATGGAGAAGAATCCACAGACATCACCGCTCAAGGAAATTTTAGCTCAAAGTGGGGTTGGTATCAATCAATATACGCACTTGCTAAAGGAGATGTCCTCAAATTCGATGAAGTTACCTCACATGGATTATTTAAGTGTTTGAATTATCTAGTGTTTGAGAAGGAGAAAAATGAATTAGAAGCAAGAATGATAAAAAAATCATATAAAGGAAAATGAAAAGTTACTATAAGCTTATTGATTCTATATTTGGTTATCTTAATGGTAACGAAAGTATAAATACAGTTACAACTGGAGATATATTTGAAGTAGACCTATCAAAACATACTATCTTTCCTTTGGCACATATTGTAGTTAATGAAGTAGCTTTTGAACAGCACTTTATAAACTTCTCTCTAACAATACTTGCAATGGATATTGTAGATGAAACTAAATCTGATAAACAATCTACATCTAGTCCTCACCTTGGTATGGACAACAAACAAGATGTCTTAAACACAATGCTAAGTGTTATCAATGGATTGCAAAGCTCTCTAAGAAGAGGTGGTTTAGAAAGTGATGGATTTGAGCTAAACGAATCTGCTTCTGCTACATTATTTGAGGATCGAATGGAATCTCTGTTTACAGGATGGTCTCTGTCTTTGAATGTTCAAGTGGCGAATAATGATATACAAATAATTAATTCAACTGGAACTGGATGTCTGTAAGTAGATTAAAATTAAGAAATACAGAAGCATATATGTTAGGTCTATCTAAAAGACTTATAACACTTCTTAAGATAGAAATAGGGAGAAATAGAACTAGAACATATACTGGTGCTTATGGAACGAGAACAATAAAAAAACCAATAGATTTCACTGGTGATCTTAGGGGAAGTTTAAGAATAGCATTTTCAAAAAGTAAATTAGATAAATCTATAAGTGGCGGTAGTTTCCATATTGGAATCGAAGGGAATAGTTATGCCACTAAATTAGATGAAGGTGGTAAAGTAAAAGCGAAAATTTCAAGTCTAACTAGGTGGCTCGAAAAAAAATCAAAGCTTAGAGATTTAGAAACTGGCAAACTAATAGAACAGACTCCTGCATCATTAAAGTATGTAGCAGGTAAAATAAAGAAAAAGTTATCATCTCAAGGCATGAAGCCTACTAACTTTATTGATGATGCTATTGAAATAACTATGCAAAAAATAAATAGTATCACTCAACCTGTAGAAAAAGATATTCATTTAAATATAGATGAGATATTTAAAAGAGCAGGATATGAAGAAAGAAATGGTGAATATAGATTAAAAAGGTCGAGAATACAAGTAAAAACTGGCGATGTTTTTAAAGTAACAAACATACCAACATAAAATACTATTAGTTATGTCTACAGGAGATATAGAAAAAATTAACGTAAGAAGTCCGTTTTACTTAACAGTAGATTCTACGGATGCACCAGAAGAATACAATCCTCCAGCTACACTTACACAAGTTATGCCATGTGGAGGTCAGGTTAATATTGCAGAGGATGTAGGAACAAGAATATACACTGTTGATGTTGCAAACAGGACAGGTTCATTTACTCTTAATTTTACTATAAATATTCCTATAAAAATAACAACACAATTCTCAGGCGAATCAGCAGTACCCCATGGATTCAAAGGTGATAGCACTTTTTCTCAACAACTTCAAGATATTGGTATATCTCCATCAGACTTAACAGGATTGGGAAGTGGACAGCAGCAAGGTGGATTAGGACTTACTAGGTCAGGAACTGGTGAAGGTACACTTACAATAACAGTAGATGCTCCACTTAAAACTGATGACTATAAATTATCTATAGCCTGTCCTTCAGAAACTGTAATAACAGAACCTGTAGAGAGTGATGTAGCAGATAGTGCAAATCTACCAGCAGTAAATGCACTGATGGCAGGTACAGAATCTCTATATATAAGATTCCAAGCTACAGGTCAGCGTGGCACAAGGTCAACTGATGGGGGTGAGTCTCTTGAAATATACATAAACGGAACACTTACAGATACACTCAGCCCTGCTTCATTTAACTGGGATCAAACTACAAAAGATATAGTTGTTGTATTTACCAATCTAACAGGATATAATTTCCCTACTCTTACAAACATGATAGCTGTTCAAACACCATCTTCTACAATTAAGACAGGACAAGCAGCTTTCTCAACTTCTAATCAAACTAACACAATAGCATTTAGGTTTATATCGCCAAGTGCTGGTGGATCACCTCAAGTTACAAACGGAAGGGTGCATGTTGGCATCACCCAGTTATTTAATGATGCTGGTACGTTGAAATGGGCAAGTGATTTTAATTATGGAAATTTCAGCAATTATGGAAATGATCCACTTGATAATGCTAGAGTTCCAGTTCTATTAAGAGGTACATTCGGTAACCATTCATTTAACGCAACCACTACAGGCGGCACTGGAAATACTAGCGGTGATTTTTATGGATTTCATTTTAATCCAGAATCTATTTCACAAACTCAACATTCACATAGACTGGTTATAGCTCAACCTTTGATTACAAATCTAGGCGGCAGGTCTTTATCGGAGCATCGCCAAAAAGTTCAAAGTGTAAGCATTGGAAGTAAAAGAATTATAAGTTTAGGAGCAAATCAAGTTGGCTCTGATGGTAGCTTTAGATATTTTGGACAAAGAAGATAAAAATATAAAATAATATATGACATGGCAACGATAACTCAAGCTACTTTAAATCTATATGTATACCAAGGCACACTAGGAGAGAGACCTGCAACACCTCAATACACCTTAACGAAAAGCTTATTATCTGGAGAATCAATTATTATATTTGAAATTGCCGAGCTTGTAAAAGATTATGTAGACATATCCTTTACTGGAGATTATAATAATATTGTGCAAACAGCATGGGTGGAATCAGAGATAACAAGGAGCTTTGATAATGGAACTACTGATACTCTGAGTAAAAAAATGATTGCCTTTAAAGGATATGGAGAATTTCAAGATGGTCTAAATCCTCAGTTGTCAAATGGGTTTTTATTATCGAATGACACTATATTCTTAAAAGAAGGTGAAGCTCCATTTATTCCTTTTTACTCATCGTCTAACACAGATAGTATTCATAAAGTAAAATATTTTAACCAAGCTGTAGAATTAAATACAGATGTCATAAACACGAATGTATCGGATGTAAGGGTAGACTCTGATGAATTTAGAGCTTCAACAACTAATATAAGAGCAGACATAACACAAAGAAGATCGTTCCAATCTAGTAAATTTAGTAAACATTCTCAGCTTCCTCAAAACACAACTAAAGTACAGATTACTCTTGTAGATGGTTCAGTTAGAGAAAAAACAATAAGACTTATAGAGGAATGTAAACATAGACCCTATAAAATATCCTTTTTAAATAAGTTTGGTGCAATTCAAGACTTATGGTTTTTCAAACGTAGAGACGATACATTTGAATCAGAAAGAGAGACATATAAAAGATCAATAGTTAACATTGGCACTACAGATGTAAGTTTTTCTGCACAAGGTCATTCTAGACAGACTATAGATGTTACCGCTACTCAAAAGATAAGATTAAACACTGGATTTGTTACAGAGGATCATAACGAAGTAATTAAGCAGTTAATGGTAACAGAGCATTGTTGGCTACATGATACAGTTGATTTTTCAGATGACACAGACTCTGTTGAATCTCTTGTACCTCTTGTTCCAGTTACCAACTCATTCAATGAAAAAAAAGAAGTAAACGAAAAGCTTATAAACTTTACAGTAGAGTTTGAATTGGCAAACAATTATATACAGGATATAAGATGATAAAAATTCAGTTATATGTTGAGCAAACTTCTGGTAGTAAGGATTTCGTTAAATTAGATTTATTTGACGATGAATCTATAACGCTTGTCTCTTCAATTCAAGATGCCAAAGACATTGCTAAAATATTCTCTGACTTCTCTAGAACATTCAAAATTCCTGCTAATAGTGTAAATAACAAATATTTTAAACACTTCTACAATCCAGATATTGATGGGTACGATGCTAACCTAAAAAGAGAAGCTAAAATATATTTAAATTACCAGCCATACAGAGAAGGATTTTTATATCTAGATTCTATAGAAATGAAAAATAACAAGGTATCTTCATATACAGTTATATTTTATGGTGGCTTAATAATTCTAAAAGATAAGATTAGAGATCACAAACTTTCATCTTTAGACATTTCAGCATATAATCACGATTACACTGCTAATCAAGTTAAGAATGGATTAGTCAACTCTTCTGCAATATTATCTGCAAATGTAATATATCCACTTATCACCACTACAAAAAGATTGTACTACGATTCAGGATCAGGTGGAACTAATTATGATGGAAATTTACACTATGACTCTTCAGACTCAACAAGAGGTTTAGCATACACTGACTTAAAACCAGCTATAAAGGTACAGAGAATATTGGATGCTATAGAAACAAGATTTAATATATCTTTTACTGGATTCTTTGACACTACTCCAATGACCAATTTGTATATGTGGCTTTCAAGAGAAAAAAATGACATCATAGAATATGAAGGAATAGAAGAAGAAACAGAAAAAGTAATAAGACTAGACGATTCCTTTTTTACAGCAGATTCCTTTACCGATACTCAGCTACAAATATCGCCTAGTGGTAAATGGAATTTTTCTGCTTTTGGTTTACAGAATCATGATTACAAATCGGTTTTAACTCTCACTAATATTACTCTTACAAACGGAAATAGTGCTGCTTCTGTGATTATTACACTAAGAATAGTAGACACTAATACAGGTCAAGTTTTTGCTTCTAAACAAGTTTCTGGTGCTACAAGTCAAACGCTTGACACTGGATTTATATATGCATATAACTACTCAAGAAGATATAATATGGTTTGGGAAGTTATATCTGACACTGCAATTAAATTTAACGCTACAGTAAAAGTAGCTAGACATGCAAGGCTAGGAGCAGAAGAGCAATCTGCTACATACACTATAAGTGGAGGTAGTTTAATTCAAACAGCAGAAACCTTTGATATAGGAAAACATTTTCCAGATATGAAAGTAATAGATTTTCTATCTGGTCTTTTTAGGATGTTTAATCTTACTGCATTTGTTCAGCAACCAGTTGCTTCAACTCCTGTAATAGAAGTGAGAACTCTAGACGACTTTTATGCTGATGCAGTAAATAATATGAGTAAGGGAACTATTGATATTACAGATTTTGTAGATGTAGATTCTCATACAATATCACCTGCAAGACCATTTACTAAAGTTTCTTTTGAATATGAAGAAACAGATACAGTTTTAATGGCACAGCATCTAGCTAAATTTGATAAGGTGTTTGGCAATAGTTTTTACGAAGAGCTGGACTATTCGGATATTGGTCAAAATTATGAGATTAAATTACCATTTTCTCATTTAAAATATGAGAGACTATATGATAAAGCTGACAATTCAGTAACCGACATACAATGGGGGTATGCGGCAGGAGGTAGTTTCAAGCATGAAGCTCTCACACCTCCAAAGGGAAATTATGATTCTGTAAACATAAAACCACTTTTATTTTATGGTATACATCAAACTATAACAAATGGTGAAAATATAAGCTGGATTTCTGGTCATGATCAAATAACATCATATTGGCGACCCAGTAATAGTAATGAAGAAGGAAGTGTGTCCACTGCTCCTGCCCATAATCTAAATTTTGATAGTGAGTTTGACGAATGGAACAGGATTGATTATGCAGACTTTGCTACTGATGGAACAGTTAGTGATAATTCTTTGTTTCTGACATACTATAGAAACTATATATTGAGTCTTTTTAGCGACAAAAAAAGATTATATAAATTTAAATGTTTTTTACCAGCTAAAACACTCACTCAATATAAGCTAAACGATCAGTTTAAAATAGGCGATAAACTATATAGAATAAACTCTATTAAAACTAACCTTAATACTGGAGCATCAGAACTTGAATTGTTGAATCTAATACCTGACATAGATACAATAATATGATAAAGAATATAATAAATTTACTTAACTGCGGTCAATGGTATGGTATATCAGAAAATATTGATATTGCAAAAGGTAAATATAAAGCTGTAGGCAATTGGAGGGAACTTAAAGAACAATTAAAAAGACAATATCATGGCAAGTAAGAAGATAATGGTTGATATTATGGTGGTGGATAAAAATGCCACCAGAACCATAAACAAAACCGCTAAAGCTGTAGATGGGTTATCTAAATCTCAAGATATATTAAACACAAGAACCAAGACAGGTAAAGCAACGTCTGGTGTAAATAATGCGATACTTTTAGAAACCTCTAGATTAGCTTCTGATGCATCTTTTGGTTTGCAAGGTATGGCTAACAACATAGGACAAATTGCATCTTTGTTTCAGATTTCAGCAAAAAACTCTGGTGGTTTTATAAATGCTATTAAAGACGTAGGTCGTTCTATAATGGGGGTAGGTGGTGTAATGATTGCTTTACAGTTGTTTATTTCTTTTTTACCTAAACTTGTAAAAAGACTTAAAGAATCTAAAGCAGCAGCAGACCCAGTATCTGATGCTTTCTCCAACATGAAAGACAAAGTAGATGATACATCTAGTAGGTTTGAAACTTATATAGCTGTTTTAGAATCATCAACTACAAGCGATAACCAAAAGGAGATTGCAATTAAAAGGCTCAACAAAGAATTTCCTGACTACATAAAAAGTTTAGATGATTCATCATTATCTCTTGAAGATGTTAAAAACATGACCGAAGATGCCGCTAAAGCAAATGATGACTATAGAGATTCTATTATAAAATTAGCAATGTCACAAGCTGCTCAGGGTAAAATCACAGAATTAGCAGGAGAGATATTAGAAAAACAAGTACCAAGACAACGTGAACTATTAGATTTAGGACTTACAGAAGAGCAGTTGTTGAAACAGAAAGCAATATCTTCTTTTGACTTTATCGAAGTAGAAGAACTTGCAAGAGACAAAACAATACAAAGACTTAAGGGCGAAACAAAAGAACATAACGAATTTATAAAAAATAAGAAAGAACAAATAAAAGCTTTGCAAGAATTTATTATTCTTCAAGACCCAGATAGCTCAAACAATAAAGATAGACGAAAAAAGCTTAAAGAGTTTGAACAAGAAACTACTAGAACAACTCATGAGGAATTAATTAAAAGACAGACAATGCTTAAAGAAGCATTTGAAAACTTATTTGGTATACAAGTTATATCTAACGAAAAAATGTTAGAAGATAACATTGATACAGCAGATAAATTATTTAAAGTATTTTCCCACAGATTTAAGAAAAATCAGAAGAATCTTAGAGAGCAGTTAAAACAAATTATATCCACATTTAAACAAAATTCTAAAGAACAAGCTGATTCTGTAAATAAGATGTTCTCTACTCTTGGCAAAACAACAGGTCAGCTTGGCAGCCTACAAAAATCATTTCATGATGCTGAACTTGCTAGAATAAGAGAGAGGAAGAATGTCATATTAAATAATGATAAAATTACTGCATCAGAAAAAGAAGCTCAGATTAAGAAATTAGAAAAGCTTGAAAAGGCAGCAGAAATAAGAAAAATCAAAGCAGAGAGAGACTTTTTCACAGCTCAACAAGCTTTACTAATTGCCCAAGAAGTCATGAGAGTGAAGTTTCATGTTTTAGAGCAGGTTAGAATGGCAAAACTAACTGCCGTTTCTGGTCAACACACATTAACCCAAGTTGCAGTAGAAGGTTCTGCACAAGCAGCAAAGGCTTCTATGTCTATAGGAGAATTTGTCGCACAACTTGGTCCGTTAGGTATTGCGGCATTTGCTGCTAGTATAGGAGGTATAATAGCTAGTATTATTTCTGCAAGAAAAAAAGCTCAAGCTCAAATATCAGCTCTAACTGGAGCTTCTAGCTCTTCATCGAGTGGAGGAACAGGCGGAACAATAAATGCACCAGATTTCAATATAGTAGGAGCTTCTCAGACTTCACAACTTGGTAGAGTATTAGCACAAAATCAAGAAGCAATAAAAGTAAATTTAGTATATGATGATTTAGTAAATTTTGGCAATAAAGCAGATAGAACAACAAATGTAGCAGCAATATGAAAATAATAGAATTACTTATAGACGAAGAAGCAATGCTTTCAGGCATTGAAGCTATTTCGATAGTGGACAAACCAGCTATAGAGGAAAACTTTATAGCTCTTAACAAACAACCTAAGCTAAAACTTGCAGAGGTAGATAAAGAGAAGCGTATTCTTATGGGGGCTGCTTTAGTTCCTGACAGAAACATCTACAGAAAAGAAGGTGAAGATGAGTTTTATATTTATTTCTCTAGTGACACTGTAAGAAAAGCTAGTGAGTTATTTTTAATGAGAGGTAATCAAAACAAGTCTACCTTAGAACATCAAGCTGACCTCCATGGTTTATCAGTTGTAGAAAGTTGGATTGTAGAGGATGAAACCCATGACAAAACTAGAAAGTATGATCTAGATATGCCAGTAGGAACATGGATGGTCTCTATGAAGGTTAACAATGAAGAGGTGTGGGAAAAGTATGTTAAAACTGGACTTGTAAAAGGATTCTCTATAGAAGGTTATTTCACTGATAAGATAAATATGTCTGAGATTAGAAATGATATTCAAGAGACTTATGCCAAAGAAATATTATTAGAGATACAGGATTTTATAGTATCAAAGAAATATAAATTAGCAACTTATAACGATTATCCAAAAGCAGTTGTAAATAATGCAAAAAGAGTATTAGAATTTGTAGATCAAAATGGTTGGGGTTCTTGCGGAACACCTGTAGGAAAACGCAGAGCATCGATGTTGGCAACAAAATCTAATCTATCGGTATCAACGATAAAAAGGATGAGAAGCTTTCTTCTTAGACATGCAAAAGACTTAGAGGTGTCTACATCATATAGAGATGGTTGTGGAAAACTTATGTATGATGCATGGGGTGGAAAAGCAGGGCTTAGATGGGCAGAATCAAAACTAAAAGAGCTAGGGGAGATAGATTTAATTACACAAGTAATAGATGAAAAAATAGCCATCATTGATGATAGAGCAGCTTATTCTACCAAAGAAATGGCTATTGAAAAAGCCAAGGATATGGGATGCGATGGATTTCATGTTCATGTATTAGACGATAAAGAGTGGTTTATGCCATGTGAGAAGCACAAACTTGCTAAAGTTGGCAAAAGAGGTGGGATTGTAAAAAGTCCAAAAGCACCAAAATCTGGCACACCTAATCCTAATCCCAAAGGTAAAGGTACAGCTAGAGGAACAGCAAAAGGTAAAACTGGTGCTAAAGTATCTGCAAGAGACAGAGCAACATTAAAAAATAAATCTGATGAATTTAATAAGAAATATAAAAGTAAATTGGGGTATGGTGTCACTACTGGTGTCCTTGCTTCTGTTTATCAGCGTGGGCTTGGAGCTTACAATACATCTCGTAGCCCAAAAGTTCGTTCAGCTAGTCAGTGGGCTTTTGCAAGGGTTAATGCCTTTCTCTACTTAGTAAAGAATGGTAGACCACAAAACGCAAAATATACTACCGACAACGATCTACTTCCGAAGAAACATCCTAAATCTAGAAGAGCATGAATTACTTTAGAAGAAGAATAAACAAATTTAGAAACAAATTTACCCATAGCAGGACATCTCCAGACAATGATAGAAGGGGATGTCTTTGCCCAGATGGAAGGTCTTACCATAGAGATTGTTGCGATGGAAGCCTTCAAGCTCAGGGTATTGGAAAAGTATAAAAGGCAACAAAAATTTAATAGTAGGTTTATTAGTTATAAAATTTTAAGCATGGAAAATAATTCAACAACAATTCTAAATGAGATACTTGAAAAACTAAGTGTTCTCACTAAAGAAGATGAAATGGCACAAGGTATTGAAAACGAAGATGTCGTTTCTGAAAAAGTAGAAGCATCTTCACAAGAGCTTTCTACTGATCTTAAAGACGAAGATGAAGCTCCTGCTCCTACTCCAGAACCAGTTGAAGCTGAAGAAGCTCCTGACGTAAAGACTTATGTTACAATGGATGCTTTTAATGAAGTTACAACAGGTTTAAAAGCAGAGATAGAAGCAATCAAGCAAAAAATGATGGCTGAAGTAGATAAATACAAAAGCCAGAAAGAAGAATTATCTAAAGAAGTAGAAAAGCTTTCAGCAGAACCAGCAGCAGAGCCTATTAAGCACAGCCCTGAGTCTGAATCTAAAAAGCTAGACCTAAACCTAGGTAATAACAGACCGCAAACTACTCTTGATAGGGTTATGCAAAGAATTTCTAAATAATAAATTATAAAAAATGGCAACAACAACATCAATCACATCAACTTACGCTGGAGAGTTTGCTGGTAAATACATATCGGCTGCACTTTTAAGCGGAGACACTTTGGCTAATGATCTAATCACCATTAAGCCTAATGTAAAATTCAAAGAAGTGTTAAAGAAAGTAGCAACTGATGACATCGTAAAAGATGCAACTTGTGACTACACAGACACTAGCACAATCACTTTGACTGAAAGAATCTTACAGCCAGAAGAATTTCAAGTAAATTTAACTGTATGTAAAAAAGACTTTATCTCAGATTGGGAAGCAGTATCTATGGGCTTTTCAGCATACTCAAATTTACCTGAAAACTTCACTGATTTTCTTTTAGCTCATGTAGCTGATAAAGTAGCACAAAGAGTGGAAACAAACATTTGGAATGGTGCTAACGGAACTACTGGACAGTTTGACGGATTCAAGCAAACTTTAGCATCAGATTCAGATGTAGTAGACGTTACTGCTACCGATGTAACTGCTGCAAATGCTATTGCTCAGATCGGAGCTGTAGCAGATGCAATTCCTTCTACAGTATATGGAAAAGAAGATTTATTTATCTATGTAGCTTCTAACGTATACAGAGCTTATGTAAGAGCCTTAGGAGGATTTTCTAGTAACATTGGAGCTGCTGGTACTGACAACAAAGGTACTCAATGGTTCAACGGAGGCAACCTTACTTTCGATGGAATCAATGTAGTTTTAGCGAAAGGTTTACCAACTAATATTATGGTAGCAGCTCAAAAGAGCAACCTATTCTTTGGAACTGGACTATTATCTGATCATAACGAAGTTAAAGTCATCGATATGGCAGATGTAGATGGATCACAAAACGTAAGAGTAGTAATGCGTTTTACTGCTGGTATCCAGCATGGTATTGGAAGCGAAATTGTACTTTATACATAAGATAGCTTTCTAAATTATATAAGGGGTAGGTAAACATCTGTCTGCCTACCCTTTTTTGTTAAACTTAAAATATTTAAAATTATGTCATGTACTTTAACAGGGGGTAGACAAAAGCCATGTAAAGATGCTGTAGGAGGTATAAAAAAAATATATTTTGTAGATTTTGGAGGACTAAATGATATTACTACAAGTAATGATGAAGTGACTGATCTCAATGGTACATTCAATTACCATAGATACGATGTCAAAGGAAATTCATCACTAGAAACAAATATCAATACGTCTTTAGAGAATGGCACAACATTCTTTGAGCAGAATCTATCAGTCTCTTTACATAAACTCACCAAAGAAGATAACAAAGAGCTAAAGCTTATTGCTTTCGGTAGACCACATATAGTTGTACAAACTTTTGACGATAAATTCCTATTAGTTGGGATGCAGCATGGTGCTGAAGTCACAGGCGGAACTATGGTAACTGGAACAGCGATGGGAGATATGCAAGGCTATACACTTGAGTTCACAGCAAATGAAACAACAATGCCTAACTTTATAAATGGAGGTCAAGACAACAATCCATTTGCAGGTTTAGGTTCAGCTACTGAAACTCAGTCTACTTTAAGAACTCCATAATAGGGAGATAGTTCGATCAAATCAGGGGAGGTATACTCCCCTTTTTTGTTTAAAAACAATTTCTTACTTTTAGGTTTATTATATATGGAGATATTATCTACTTCTACAGATAGCCAATCTATTAAGATTATACCAAGGGCTGATGCAACAAGTCCTACCTTTACTCTATTTGATAAATCTCAAAGAAAAAACTCTACAGTTAGTGTGTCAAAGAGTGATTCTGGTGATTACATGGTTTTGTCTGGAAGTTTTGCTTTGAAAGAAGGTAATACTTACGGATTTACTGTAAAAGATAGTTCAACAACTATATATAAGGGTTTAATATTTTGCACTGATCAGACAAACCTTGATAGGTATACTGTAAATGATCAAGAATATACTCACGAAGAAAGTTTTGACAACGAATACGTTATTATATAATGGCAAATAAAAGTATAAATAGAGCAAGAAAAACAACTACACAAAGTATACCGATTAACAAACAAGCGGTTCATATTCTTAATTTAAGTAGCTATACTAAGCCAGAGGTTTTTGAATCTAAAAAGAATGACTGGGTTGAATACGGAGATCAGAATGATTATTTTCAGTATTTAATAGATAGGTATAATGGATCGCCTACTAATAATGCAGCTATAAATGGAATAGCAGAAATGATTTATGGCAGAGGTTTAGACGCTGTAAACACTGACGAAAACTCTGAATCTTATCAGATGATGAAAGAGTTATTTAAAAAGGACTGCATGAAAAAAACTTGCTATGACTTTAAGATGATGGGTCAAGCTGCTTTGCAAGTAATATATTCTAAAGATGGAAGCAGGATTGTCCAAGTTGAACACATACCTGTAGAAACTCTTAGAGCCGAAAAAGCATCAGATGGAGGTGAAGTTGAAGCGTATTACTACTCTCCTGACTGGCAAGAGGTATCTTTAAAAAACAAGCCTAAGAGAATACCAGCTTTTGGCACAAACAATTCAGGTATTGAGATATTATATATAAGACCCTACAGAGCTGGGTATTATTACTATTCACCTGTAGATTATCAGGGAGGGTTACAATATTGCCAAATAGAAGAAGAAGTAGCAAACTTTCACATCAATAATATACAGAATGGTCTTTCTCCTTCGATGCTTATTAACTTCAATAATGGACAGCCTGACAAGGAGCAGAGAGATGAAATCGAAAGAGCTATCTACAATAAATTCAGTGGCAGTTCAAATGCAGGTAAATTTATATTAGCATTTAATGACAGCAAAGATTTAGCAGCAACTATTGAACCTGTAGAATTATCTGATGCTCATCAGCAGTATCAATTCTTATCAGATGAATCTATGAAAAAAGTCATGGTATCCCATAGAATTATATCTCCCATGCTTGTTGGTATAAAAGATCAAACAGGTCTTGGAAATAACGCAGAGGAGTTACAGACAGCATCCATACTTATGGACAATACTGTTATAAGACCTATGCAGGTTACTATTATTGATGAATTACAAAGAATATTAGAGTATAATGATATTGACTTAGATTTGTATTTTAGAACACTTCAGCCACTTGAATTTACTGATCTTACAAATGCAATTACAGATGCTGAGGTAGAAAAAGAGACTGGTATTAAGCCAGAAGATATGGATGAAGCTGTACAACGTAATAATATAGAAGAATAATGCCAACTGCAATATTTATAAAGAGAGAAGATTTAGTAAAAAATACAGCTCTAAGCGGTTCTGTAGATACAGATAAGTTTATTCATTTTGTAAAGTTAGCTCAAGAGATTCATGTAAGAAATTATGTGGGAACTGACTTATATGATAAAATTAGTTCAGATATTCTTTCATCAAGTTTAACAGGTAATTACTTGACTTTGGTGAACGATTATATACAGCCTATGCTTATACACTTTGCTATGGCTGAATATTTAGGATTTGCTGCATATACTATCAGCAATGGAGGTGTATTTAAACATTCAAGTGAAAATAGCGAGATAGCTGACAAAACAGAAGTAGATTCTTTAGTGGCTAAGGAGAAGGACTATGCAGAGTATTATACAAATAGATTTGTAGAATACATGAGTTTTCATGCTCCAAACAATTTTCCTGAATATTATACAAATCAAAACGAGGATGTATATCCTGACAAAGAAGTTTTATTTAATGGATGGGTTTTTTAATTATGTACCAAAAGAAGAAAAAAAAGAAGAAGGACAGAAGGAAAAAAAGAGGTATAAGCATAAAAAGAAGAATGAAGTAAAACTAAAAGGCTTTCTTAAAAAAAAGTAGTTATTTCATTTATTGTTTTTATAATAAATTATAAATTATGGCACAACAAACAATAGCTGTAGGTAGTGAAGCTAATGATAGCACTGGTGATTTTATTAGAGATGCTTTTGTAAAGGTAAATTCAAACTTTACAGAAATATATGCTGACAATTTTGTTACTAATGCAAGAATGGCTGATGCTTCAGTAAAAGCTGTAGAACTAGCTACAACAAACACAGCAACATCAAGCGAAGATAACTTTGTGTTGTCTTACGATCATGCATCTGGGGGATTCACTTGGATTTCACAAACGACACCCGATGGAGGATTAATAGTAGCTAATGAATCTAATAATAGAGTAATTACTTCATCTAGTGCGGGTAATGGTAATGCAGAAGCAAATCTAACATTTGATGGTACATCTTTAATTGCTGGAGGTGATGGAAGTACAGGCGGTGTTACTGTAACCGATGGTCAGATTGATATTAGAACAGGCACAGGTAATGTTGCCAAAATGAAGTTCTATTGTGAATCAAGTAATGCTCATGCACAAACCCTACAGGCACAGCCACATTCAGCAGCAAGTAGTGCAGTTTTGACATTGCCATCAGCGACAGGTACATTAATTGGTACAGGCGATAGTGACACTGTTACTCATTCGATGTTAGAGAACAGATACACCGCTAAAATAGATCATAGTGGTACAGGAAACTTATCTATTGAGTGTGATGATGCAAGTGTTTTCTTGATAACAGGCAATGTCGCTACAGCTATTTATACATTTAATGACATGAAACAAAATCAAGTGGTTGATTTAATTCTCTCTGGCACATTGTCAAGTGCGGCAATAACTTTTGCAGGTGGTACAGGATTAGGAACTACAACATTTAATAAAATAGGAAGCACAGACTTTGATACAAGCAAGACTAATCACATTACTCTAGTGTGCGTAAAAGAAAGTAATGGTGCTTCTATCGTAAATTATACAGTAAATTCTTTTGCTGCAGATACAACACCATAATTATGAAAGCACAAGTTACCAATACAGGAATTTATCCATATAAAATATTACCAAGCTCTTGGAATGGAAAGTCTGGACATATTATAAATTTTAGAAATGCATCTGCCGAAGTTCTAGAAGCAGAGGGTTTTTATGATATTGTAAAACCAAGTTTTAATCCACTTACTCAAACCAAAGGAGGTTTGTACTTTGATGAAAAGAAAAAAATAGTAACTTATGACGTTACTGATATTGACTTCAATAAAGAAGTTGATATTATAGGAGAAGATGGTGAGCCAACAGGCGAAAAAGAAAAGAGGTATAAGTTAGCCGATATAAAAGCAAGTAAGATTGCAGAGATTAAGTCAAAAGCAGGTAAATTATTACAACCAACAGATTGGCAAGTTATTAGAAAATCAGAGAGAGATATTGATATTAGTTCAGATGTAGCAACAGAAAGAGCAGGTATTTTAGCAGAAGCCGACAGATTAGAAGCTGAAGTAAATGCCAAGAAATCTTATAAGACTGCATTGCTTTATAATGTCCAGTTTTTTCCTCCTGCTGAAAAACCAGAGTAAACATGAGTTTAGGTAGAAGAATAATTAATACAGGTGCTGGTGATGCAGTTTGTAACACTGAATCAGTACAAGCATTTGGTGCTGATAGCACATACAGTAGCAATATAGCTTTATATCAGCTTGATAGTGATGGAGGCACAACAAACAACGTACCTGACACTACAACCAACTACAATGGTATTGCGTCTAACGTAACCTATGCTGCAGGAAAGTATAATAATGCAGCAGTATTTAATGGGTCAAATAGTAAAATAGATACAGGAATATCCTCTATATCAAGCCCATTTTCTGTTTCAATGTGGATAAATGAGGACTCTTTAGATTCAGGAATGTTTTTTGCTAATTGGAACTCTACATCTGCTGATATGTATTGGCAAACAACAAGCGATGGCAGATTAAGAATAGCTATTGATGGTTATAGTGAACAATTTTTTGGAACAGCAGGAGATGTAACTGTTAATACTTGGCATCATGTAGCAGTAACATTAGGTAGCGGTGTTTATGAAGTTTATTTGGATGGCGTTAGTTTAGGCACATCTACAACAAGTGTCACAACGTTTAGTAGCGGTCAAAATTTTATGATTGGAAATTCAGCCAAACCATCTTCCCCATACCCTTTTGATGGTTTAATAGACCAAGTAAGAATATTTAATAAAGCCATAAGTGCAGAAGATGTGGTAACGCTTTCTGCAGAAACTTCATCTACCTTATCCAATACCAATCCATTTAGCGAAGGTGCAGGTTTAGCTTTATATTCTATGGATTACGATGCTTCTGATGCAGGTGGTTATTACGATGGCACACCTTCTAATGTTATATTCGGAGTAGGCGGTCAAATAAATACAGCTGCAAGGTTAGATGGTAGTGCAGTTGCGGCAGATATTGTTTTAGGAAGTTCTTTTATATCTGCTTTTGATGTTGCTAATAAAAGTTTTTCCCTTTGGTTTAAATGGGATGGCTCAAATCCAGGCTCAAACGGCTATGGAATGCCTTTTTTTATGAATGGAACTGGTCTATCAAACGGAAGAATTGGAGTACAAATAACTAATTCTAATGGAACAATAACCGCTTATTCAGGAACTGCGGGAAGTAATCCAACAAGCACTATATCGGCAAATACTTGGTATCATTTCGCTTTAGTTGTGTCAGGAAGTAGTTATAAGGCTTTTTTAAATGGCAGTTCTATTGGTACTGCTACTAATAACAATGGAGTAGATTCGGGAACGCAAACCGCATCCATTGGATCGTGGTTTAGTTCAAATTACTATTTCTGTGGAGATATAGATCAAGTAAGATTTTTTAGTAAATCGCTATCAGATGATGAAGTGAATACTCTTTGGAATAATGGAAACGGAGAAATTGCTTGTGTACATACTGCAACTGCTAACACCGCAGACTATCCTTCAGGAACAACAACAGTCGCACACTATCCTCTTGACAACAATACTTTTGACAATAAATCAACTAATGATGCTACATATGAAACTAATATTGAATATAGATTCGGCAAGTATGGTCAAGCCACAGTTTTTAATGGTAGTAGCAGTCAAATAATAACTGGTTATAAACCACCAGCTACAACAACTGCAACAATATCATTATGGGTAAATTGGAAAGCCTATACAAATGCTTATGCAGTACTCGCAGCAGACAATAATACTGGTACTACCGCAAACAGTTTTTTGACTTTGGCAACAGGTGGATCAGGGTATGGAGGTAACGGGTATTTATGGGTAAGTATTGGCAATGGATCATCAGCAGACACCGATACCTCTATAGCTTTTGATGATCATGGAGGTTTAGGAAACTGGATTCATGTAGCAGTTACAGTAAGTGGTACATCAGTAAATATATACATGAACGGATATAAAGCAAAAACTTATACAAGTACAGTATCTTATGCACCAAGTGGATCAGGTTATGCTTACAGACTGGGTTACACAAGTGGATGGGGATACTTTGATGGCAAGTTAGATCAGGTAAGATTTTATTCAACAGAGCTATCAAGTAATCAAATACTTGAATTATACAACGAAAAACCTGAAGTAGATACATCTAACTTTAAGGCGGTATTGTATGATGGTGCTTCATCTTACGTTTCAAACGTAGGCTTCCAACCTGACCTATTATGGGTTAAGGGTAGAACTTTTTCAAGTAATAACAGACTTTTTGATTCCGTTAGAGGTGCAAGTGCAGGTTCACTATCTTCTAATCAGCAATCTGGAAATGCAACAGCTTCTGGACAGAGAATAAATAGCTTTGAAGCAAATGGATTTATTGCCCCATCAGAAAATGGTGATGTAAACCAAAGCGGTCAAGACTTTGTAGCTTGGTGTTGGAAAGGCTCTAATGCTGATGCAGTCAATATCGGAGTAAATTCAATTACAGGCTCTACACCTTCCATTGCATCAGATGTTAGTGCAAATACTGCCGCAGGGTTTAGTATTGTGAAATATACAGGAAACTTAACATCTGGAACTACTGCCACTGGTCAATCTGTAGCACATGGGTTGGATAATGCTCCAGATTTAATAATATTTAAAAGCACTTCAAATTCTTCAGACTGGAACGTTTTCTCTTCACAACTTAGCAATTGGAGTACAAGGCTCAAATTGAATGAGTCTGATGATAAAGATAACTTATATAGCACATACCCTATTGATGACCCAACTTCTGACGTATTTTACACTAACTACCTAAGTGCTGTAAACGTTAACAATTACAATCATATTGCCTACTGTTGGCACTCAGTTGCAGGATATAGTCGTATCTCAATCTATGAAGGGGATGGAACTACTAACAATAAAATTTACACAACTGATGATGGTACATCAACAGGTTCAAATGGATTTAAGCCAAGTTTTGTAATGCTTAAAAATATAGACAGAACTAATACAAGGTGGATTATAATGGATACGGCAAGAGACCCTGTAAACACAGCTTATCATACATTAACACCAAATAGTTCATATTTTGACAATGATTCTCAATCTTATTGGTTAATGGATTTTGAAAGCGATGGATTTAGGCTAAAGTATGGTGCTGATAATGAGTTTAATAAACTTGGTGATACATTCATATTCATGGCATTTAAATAAAATGGAAGATTTGAAGATATTTGGACTTTACGCAGCAAACCTATTTGCTTTAGCATTTAGTGTAAGTGAAATAAACGCTTACTTGCAAATGCTTGTAATGGGAGCGACCTTAACCTTTACAATAATACAGATTTATAAAGCCCTAAAGAAATGAAGATGCCAACAAACGGAGTAGCAAAAGACATAAGACACTTTGCAGGAAGCCTTTTAGTATTTTTCTTGGTTGTTTTGATACTGTTATATCTGTCAAAATATCAAATACCAAACGAAAATGCACAAATAGTAAATACCTTAATAGGTATGATTGCGGCAAGTATAGCCATGGTTATTGCTTCAATAACAGGTAGAAACCCAGATGATTTAGATGCTGCTAAAAAGAAGATAAGCAATCTTGAGATGAAGATTGAGATGTTAGTACAATCAAAAGATATGCTAGAGAATATGCTTATAAAGGTGCAAGATGACACTATAGACAGATTATTACTCAACAAGACACTACAGTATGATGACTGTAAATCTGGTAAGTGTGGATGTAAAAACGAATGTAGCGATGAATCTTAAATATTTTAAATATGAAGAATTTGCATCCCCAGATGTTTCTGATTCTGGTGAGTATATGGATACTGAGTTCCTTACAATGCTCGACCACGCTCGTGAGATTGCAGGGATTCCCTTTAAAATCAATTCGGGGTGGCGGTCAATCGAACATAATTACGAAGTTGGAGGAAAACCGAATTCATCACATATCATTGGTAAAGCGGCAGACCTTGCTATTAAAGGTTCAAGACAAAGATGGATTATCACTGAAGCCCTCATCAAAGCAGGATTCAATAGGATTGGTATTGCCAAGACATTTATCCATGTGGACTCCGATGAAACAAAAGACGCTAACGTCATATGGACATATTAGTGCAACAGTAGGAAAGACTCTTTGTATAGGCGATTAAATAAATCATTAAAATTTTATTGTTATATTAGATACCAAATTGTTGTTTTGGCAAAAAAGAAGTTTGGACAGACCACTGTAGGTAAAATACTTAAGGCTAGTGTAGGGCTTATAAATCCAACACTTGGCAATCTCATACAGGGTAACATGAATATAGAGCAGGTCATAGAATCCATAAAGACCTCAAACGCTCCTACAGAAGATAAAATCAAAGCACAAGAGTTAATACTTGAAGCCTATGAAGCTGAGGTTGCTGATAGAGCTAGTGCCAGACAAAGAGAGATGGCTGCTGTCGCTTCAGGGTCTAACGATATACTATTTAAGACTGTAGGTTGGGGTATCACCTTAAGTTTTGTAGCAGTTATAGCAGGAGCTATTGGACTTTGGGAAATACCTAAAGAATCACAAAGATTATTTGACATGGGGTTTGGTGCTGTAGTGGCTGCTTTTACACAAGTTATAGGGTATTATTTTGGCAGTTCTATGGGTAGTAAGCAGAAAACAAATCTGATGAATGGTGATTCTCCTTCTAGATAATTCCATGTAACTTTTTGGCAGTTAGAGATATTTCTATATCTTTGTAAAAACTTAAATTTATGGAAAGAGAAAAACTAGCTAAACTTTACAAAAAATATCAGCTTACTGCTGATGATATTTTCAAGCACAAACATTACATGATAATAACTAGAGCTGGTATTGATAAGATACAAGCTATAGAGAATATTCAAATCGAGTATACCGCTATAATGTCGCAACCTAATTTTGCAGTAGTTCAGGCTTATGC